ACTGCACCTTGAGAACGATACATAATAATATCATTATCTGCTTGTTCTAATATTTTATGTTGTTGCTCAACTAAAGCATCAACGTAATTACTGAATGCCTCCCATTGGTGGTTGTTGCTCACCATCGGTTTCAGTTTGCTGAGTATTTGCTTGTCCACTTGCTTGAGGTACTCCTGTAAATCCTTGCTCACCCGGAATAGGTGCTTGACCTGTTCCTATAGTTGCTCCACCTGCTCCTGTAGGATCATTTGGGTCTGCTCCTGCAGGTGGTTGTTGAGGTTGCCCTTCAGGTAACGGAGCTTGAAACTCTTTCATAAGCTCTGCCTGTATTGCTGCCTCATCCATATTGTTGGTAACTTTGTCAGGGTCTAAGTCCATAGACTTTGCTATCTCACGTATGATATATTGAAACTTTGCAAAAGGTGCTAACGCAGGATTAGATGCTACACCTAAGAACTGCATTAGCCTTTGTGATCTAACTTCGTTTGCCATCAGACTTTCTGTTCCACGTGCCTTGACTTCTAGATCTCCTTTTATCATAGGATCAAAGTCAAACTGCATGTTGAATCTAAAGAAGCCTTCTGCTAATGGTCGTAGTAAATAATCGTCTACGTTCTTGATAACAGTTTTAACACTACCTGATGCTGCGTTCATAAGCATTGATATACCTGAAGCAGTTCTGCCCACCCCTGTCACACCTGTTTGACCATGAGCAAAGGATGGTAGTCCTGTGCTTTCGTCTGCTAACTGTCTTGCCTTATCAAATAACTGTATATTTTCATTAGACACATTTGGAAACTTTGTACCAAAAATAGCTTGTCCCGGTGCTCCACCCTGTCTTCTAAATACTTTGCCCGGATACACAGATAAGTCTTGTCCCGGAACTAAGTTAGTCTCGTCTACTTCTATAAGTAAGTTACCTGATAGCACTGCATTATCAACTGCCATTCTCATGAAACCATTCATCAATGTTTGTGTATCATCCATGTTCTCTGCGATACCTACACCAAAGAATGAATATGGGTTTAGTTCGTATGGAACTGCCATGTATGGTATCTTGGCAGGTTTGAACGGATTGAGAACCATTCTTAATAACTTACCATCACAAATCCAAATGTTTGCTTGTAATTCATCAAAATCTTTTAACTCATCAGGTATTTCTACTTCATTGTCTATTAGCAGTTGTGTATCACACATACCCCAATATTCTAAAACCTCAAAACGATACACACCATGTTCAGGTGCATAGTCTGATAAATCATCTTCCCAATATTTCTTAACATAAGACTCACCTGACTCAACGACTTGATCTATGACATTACCTCTAAAGTAAGGTCTCTTCTTGAGAGAGCGTAGTTGTGATCTAGACATCTTATGTCTTTCAATCACATATTGTGCCTCATCCATATTGTTAGCATCAGGATCAGGATAGAAGTTCCAAACAGATACGTGTGATGTTGAAGGAACTGTTTTAAATGCAGGATTATATTCACCCTCGTCATCCCAATTAGGATACTCTTTATCTATAGCAAAAGGTCCTTTCATGACTCCTGTACCAAACAAAGCCATCTCAAAAGCAGTGCTTCTTAGTTGTTTAGTAGCACCTGACTCTTGCAGTTGATCCATAATTTTTTGTTCCATATTTTTAGCTGCAACCATCGCAGGACTAAATGTAATTGCAGTAGGTGTTTTACCTGCACCCTCTTTTAAATTGTCAATACCCTCTAGTTTTTCTTGAAGAGGTCCAAGACCTTCAAGTAAACTTTTTTCAGTTGCACCTTTTGGAAAATCCATTCCATCGCCTTCAAAGCCATACGGAGAAGTTTCTTCACCCCTGCCACGCAACGCTTCAGGCTCTTTCGGATCAAAACTGACATCCTTCGCCACCCCTTCTGGTAGCATTGTTGGCTCAACGCTAATAGGAAATTTGTTACCTGCAAATAGCACGTCAACAATTTGTCCGTAAGCTGCGAGAGTTTTAGTTTTTGTAACTTTGATAAAAACTCTTGACTTTTCTGCTTCAGTAAATTGTACATCGCTTCCATATATCCCCCTATAGTTGGTATAAGAACGTAACCATCGTTCCTCATCATTTCTTCTGTAGTCCTCTGCTCTATCATATCTTTCTTGCACAAAAGGTATTATACCATTTACACCCACATCTGATAGATCAGGATCATTTGTATCCTCTAATGCTATTGCATCATCTTCAATCATAATTTCATTATTTTCTTCTGCCATATTAATATCCAAAAGTTGAGTCTGCTATTGGCATACCTTGAGAGGGTCTACCTACAGGGTCATAGTCAAATATGCTAAATCTAGGTCTTGACATAATACCATATCTTAATGCGTCATAGATATGATCTTCGGCTTTAGTATCCACGTCTTCAGGATTCCTTTTATCTAGTGGTATTGCAGGTATCTGTGATATAGTATTTGTACATGTATTAAAGAACACCATTCTTGGTTGCTCTGTAAACTCATCTACCTGTAGTCTTCTATGTACTTCGTTTTTACCTGCAACACGACTACCCTTACTTCTATCTGAAGGTCTCCAACGACACCCTCGTTGTATCATCTGTTCAGCAAGAGAAGGACCAGTATCACCCCTCCTGTGCCAAAGAGAACTGTCCAAAACACCATACTTAATATTTCCATCATCGGCTTCTAGCTCTAATATCATATCTGCCAAATCTGTGGCAAGGACTTTGCTAACATACAACTCTCTATATATAATAAGTTGCTCATCTGGAGAAACAGCAAACCACAACACCCCACTATAAGAACCATAACCATAATCACAAGAGCGAAACTTAACCCAATTTCTTGGAATGCTAAAAGGTTCAACAACGTGAATATCCCTATTAAACTCAGAGAAAGCAGCACCTTCTTTAATATCCCAATCACCCTCAAGCAACTGCTTACGTTGGTGTTCAGGGAGGGATAGAAGCATCGCTTCATAATCTCCTTGAGCCGACAGGTATGGGTTATCAGATAATCTAGCAGGTATGAATCTTCGTTGAAATAGTGCTTGACCTGCTTTTTCGTGATTGCTAGGATATTGCAAAACCTGTCCTGTCTCAATGTTTGTGGCATTAAAATTCTTTCCATAAGGTGCAGGGTCAATAAACATTCTTTTGACCCACTGATGTCCCGGACCTCCGGGGTTCGTTGTTGCTCTCATATAGACAGGTAAATCAGGAGCAGTAGAACGAAGTCTTGACCTCATGTAGTTCCACGCATAAGGAGTTGCCCATTGCGTCAATTCATCAAAGCCTATCCAACTAAAGGCTAAACCTTGATACCTTAGAACATCATCATCTCTATCTAGATATGACATCCAAAGTCTAGCACCTGATGGTGCTTCCCATTGCATCTTTCTTTCCGACCACTTGATCCCCTTCCATATTTGAGGATATAGTTCTTTTGACTTAAATATAAGTTCTCTTAATTCTTCTGTTGTATGTCTTAATAGTAATCCACTAAATGATGGATGACCCATGTATCGTAGTGGGTCTGCTAACATAGCATATGATTTACCACCACCTGCACTACCACCATACAATACTTCTCGTTCACTCGCTGCAAGAAACTCTGTTTGAGGTCCTTCGTTAGGTTTAAAGATGATTTTCTGTTCTTCTATGGGAACTTGTTCAATATCATCTATTATTTTTATTTTAGGCTTTTGCTCCTGTTCTGCCTTCTTCAATCTCTTTTGCCTTTTGGATTGCTTTCTCGGCATACTCGGACCATTTTCTAAGAGTTCTAGCTTTGTTCTTACGTTGTTGCTCATGCATTAATCTTTTTCTTAATCCCACGTGAGATATAGTTCTTCCTGTTTTAGTAGTTAGCCAATTAGCTACCTCACGATATGAATATTGATTTACATATTTTCTAGCTAACTCTATAGCTTCTAACTCGTAAGGCACAGGATCAAGTAAGTCACTATCCTCTTCATTAAGTTTATAACCAAAAGGTATAGTTCTTGCTATACGTGGTATCTGTATCCAATCCTTTTGTTCTTCGTCTTTTAAATCTGTTGGTTGTGGTAACTTCCACTTTCCTAAACTTCTATCCATTTTCCTTTTTTGGTGGTAATAACATCACTCCACCTGATGCTTCCACCTGCACCTTTTCTGTTTTAGTTAAACCTACTCTGTCTAACAATTCTTTAGCAGCAGATAACCTATCTCTTATACCGAGTTGTGTAGGTTCATCAACTCCACTCACCATAGCCACTGCTGCCTTCGGAGCATTCCTACTCATAAACATTTGAGTAGCTTCCATAATTTCATCTTTCATTGATGCAACAATAGAGGAAGTTGCAGAGTGCTCAGAATATCCTGCTAATAGTTTTGCTTGTACAACATCACCATTAGCTTCTTCAAATAAAACTTCTAGAAACTTTTTTTGTCTTTCAGTTAATTCTCTTTTTGTCAATGTGGTATTCCTTGTGTTATAACTCTGTCTATAAGACGTTGTGCTCTGTTAGTTGTTTGTTTATACCAACGTGAGTCTTCCATCTGCTCTGCCATTTCTTGATAGTCTTCCATCTCTACTGCAGCTATCATCTTCTTAAATTTGGATAAACGAGGTTTGCCAAGTTGAAATGACATATTAATCAATACATGTTGTATATCTTCAGGGAGCTTATCAAAAGAATTAAATATAGTTTGACAGTCTTGTATCGCAACTTGCACGTCATTTAAAAACCAATCTTGTACTTGTTGTTCAGGTACAGGGTATCCTATAGGTTTACCATAGTAATCTACATCCCATTCTGTAATAAGATGCCCTATACCCCCGGTCAAATGATTTTCTGAGCAATAGTACAGTTCATACTTTACACCCTCATCTGCCTCAATTTCTTCTCTGAGTGTATTTATATTCATCGTCTAAGTCCTAGTTCTAGTTGTTTCTTACGTATCTCTTTGACATGTAAGTGCCAAAAATAGTTACCTATTTTACATATTATACTTGATAATTTTAAAAATGTCAATGCTTTTATACTCATGTTATTCCTATTGATAATATGGAGCGACTGTGGAATTAGGGTCTTCTATACCTTCAACTGCTAACACTTCAGGTATATAATGTTTTAACATATTTTCTATTCCCATTTTTAATGTTTGTGTTGACATGGCACATCCACTACAAGCACCACTTAAAAATATTGTAGCCACACCATCTTTAAAAGATTGTAACTTAACGTGACCACCATGCATTTCAACACTAGGTAATATATAATCTTCTATTATTTTATTTATTGCAGATACTGTGTCTTGCATTATTTCTTCTTTAGCATCTTTGCTGCTTGACCTACACCTTTGATACCAAATGATGCAGATATAGCTATATACAATAGATATTGATACCAATCAGGAAGTGTTGCTAGTATCTCAAAGCCATCTTTTACATATTCCCTCATACCGGGTATGAAGACTAATATAGCAGGAGCTAGTAGCACTACTAATGCAAACTCGTCTTTCCACGAATCCACTGTAGCATCTGCCATCTTACCTTCCCACTCAACCTGACCTGTTGCAACCTTTTCAGCAACAGTAGCACGAGCTTT